CCTATTACCATTGCTATCTTTAAATGTGATAGAGTAGAATGAATGATCGCCATCCATTTGTGTAATTACCCTATAGATCTTAGCAACACCGCCATCTTCTTTATAATATTCTGATACTAATTTAGTATTATTCATTATCTTTCTCCTTATTTATATAATTAACTTCACGTTTGCAGTCTGGATATATCAAAGGACTAAAATCCTCTTTCCAGGCTTTCACTTCATCAAATCCATATTTGACATAGTCTTCCCAATGCATTACCCATCTATATCCTTTACCAGTTGGCTGCTTGTAATATGAACCCATCTCTCAATCCTCCTTCTAAATTATAAGCTTCCTCCTCATTAGAATCATCACCTTCTGAGAATTGTTTTACATGAACCATTTCATGGCAAAGAGTTAATATTTTTTCTTCAACTGATTGACTCTTATCTAGCTCAATATCAATCTCGCCTTCAACTTCGTCATAGGTCCAGCCTAATGCCTTATCATGTTCAAGGCAGCACTCTGTTATAATAATATCTAGGTCTTTTCTGATGTCTAATTCTTTGCTGCAGTATAATGCAACATCAGCTAGTATTTCATTAACAGCATATATCATTAATGTAAAGAACCCTTCCGGTCGGTCTCTACTTTTTTAACAGCCTGTTGCTTAATCATAAGACATAGACTATCATATTTTTTTTGTAGTTCAGCTAGTGACCTTTCCAGCTCTTCTACCCTACTCTCAACCCAATCAATTCTCAAATCTTTCCCCTACATAAGGTATCCCTATAGCTTTGCATGCTAATGCTACTGCCATTTGGTCGCGCTCTTTTTTAACTTCTAGATATAGTTGTAACAGTGATTTATCACTGGTAGTTAATTCCTTAAATATTTCTTCGTTTTGAGTCATTTTGTACGTCATCAAATTCCCCTTTGATTTCTCTGATTAAATCAATTCCCGAGTCACATATATGTTGTAAGCTCGGATCCGTGAGACTATTTCTTAGGACCATCATTAATCCTTTTAAAGCCTCAACCTTAACACAACAGTCCTTCTGACTATGCATCTTCATTCACAATCCTCCTTTTAGAAATAGAATATCCTTCTTGCTTGTTGGCTTGTTCCCTCGCGTCCATTTCAGTATAATATTCATAGACGATATCACCAAACTCATTGCATACATAATATACATATTCAGACATCTTGAAGAGCCTGCTTATTAGATTGACCGTGGATATATCCTAAGACATATTCATTTCGTAGGTCATCATAACTTTTTTCTAAATTAAATGTAGGTTCTTCACCGGCCTCGGCATGTTTCCATCCGGTTCCGTAGACAGTAGATTTAGATCTAAATAGACGAGCCCTTTGAGTTTCTGTTTTAACTAGTTCCATATTAGTATTCCCCCGTAACGAAAGAATTAGCCATAGACTCATTGTAGCCCATTGCATAGTCTATGTATTCCATTTCAAATTTAGGTGATGCTAGAGATGATGATTGCATAGCTTCATTGCATTCAGCGGCTACCCATCCAGCGATATAGAATCTATTCTTAGATCTAAGAAAAGTGGTTCTGTTTGTTTTTGTTACTTTTTCCATTTTAGCTCCTTTGCTTTTTTATTTTATATGTCTATTATATCATAAAAAGATAGAGTTGTAAAGGGTAATATTCAAATTAATTGCAAAAAAAATGGGTATCAAGATTTCTCTTAATACCCATTTGAAATTAAGTTAACTACAGTTTCCATATAGTTATTTATAATTTACATAGCTTAGAACTCGTATACTGCTGTTGCACCGAATACACCATCTGTGTCTTCAGTCTTAGAGTAGCTGTAAGTCATAATACCTTCATTTAAAGCTGCGACCAATGTAGTCTTGTCGTTCTTTTCAATTAACTTACCAGTAACATTAGATGCTGATATGATAATACCTCGAACTACCTTTCCAGCAACAGCATCAGAAACATCTTCTAATAAGGAATCTTCACCATTCATGATTGTGCCATTTTGAGTAACGCCTGCTGCATCTTCAATATCAATCTGAGCATAGGTTACCTTTAAGCCTTCGATATCTGCTTGAGCTGTTAAGCCAATGTTAGTACCTACCGAAGTATTTTGATATTCCATAGTACCTGTCAGAACAGAGCCTAGTGTGCCATGAACAGTAACAAAGCGATCAGACTCTGTAATGTTTTGTCCAACTACTGTGAGAGGACCAACAGCGCCGTGAGCATCCATTGTTGCATTACCCGAACCAGATACTGATCCAACTGTTACACCGAATCCGCCGATTGCACCAGAGGCTTCAACTTGATTAGCCGCTGCAGATTCTTTCTGCATTAAGCCAACACCGTTCTGACCTTTGAATTTACCCATCTTAGCACCAATGCCTCGGATATCAGTTTCAATGTATAACTCAGATACTTTGAATGAACTGTCTACATCTAAGTCATCAATCTTAAGAGTGATGGAAGTAGGGTTCTCTAATACTTCAGTAGAAGCCGTAAGATCTAAATCCTGGCCATACGTTAGTGTACTAGTGTCAACATCAAAGTTTGTAGTACCTGTATATTTTCCACCAATAGTAAGCTCAGCCGCTGCCGCGCCCATTGCCAATGCTACTGCCGTAGCTAAAATTGTTTTATTTAACATGTTATTTTATTTTCCTTAAAGATTAAAAAGTAGGCCCTGGATTTTAAGAGGAGTACCCAGTCCTCTATTCCTAAGGTAGGGAATTAGTTAATCGCTTGCTCAGCTAACATATGCTGTTGCTCAGATACGAAGAAACTCTTATTAGCATTGTTCTGTGCGTCTGCATAGCCCTTTGCATAACCTTCAGCTTGACCAGATACTTTGTTGTCAACTTTGTTCTTTGTGTTAAAGTTGAAACCGAAGTCTGTGTCATTCATCCAGTTACTCATGCCATTAAATGGACCTAAGTTAGAACCCGTATCAAAAGGACCCCAATTAGTTGAACCATCATTGTTGTCGCCAAAGAAGCCAGCGTTAGCAGTTAGTGCAGTTGTTAATAAAAGTGTTGCGATTGTAATTGATTTTGTGTTTTTCATGTTATTCTCCTCAGAATATTATTTTATAAGTTAGTCGATTGATTTGAGAGGTCGATCCTTTCCTCTATAATCATATTAATATATTATAATATGATAATATAGTTATTGTTACAGTATTATATATAGAAGTTACTAGGGCAACTTCAATTTATTTAGTTATTTTTTTGGGGTATTAAGAATCTAGATTTCTTTTAGCTGCTTCTACCTGACCAGAAACTTTTCCGATATAGTATGTAATCATTAAAACGAATGCTGTGAATCCTGCTTGAATCACTATTGGCCAGTTTATACTCATAATTATTTTTTCCTTTCTTTTATTAATATCTGAATGAAGTAATACATCATTACCCCAATATATATGACAGCAGCAGTGTGTACGATTTTACTTAGAATCTCCATTATGAAGCTCGGCTTTTAATGATCCCATTCAAGATAGCAAACTTATGTGCTACATATAAAGGGTCCTTTCCATTTCTAATACTTTCTTTCATCTTTGCTGTTATTTTATTTCTCATCTTATAATTAATTTTCATTTCACTTCCTCAAGTTTTCATTATATATTATATATTATAAGGGCAACCATTTGCCCTTATATCTTCCCTTCCATTCACCGGTCTTCAAATCTAAATTAATAATCATATGAACTGCCAATGCAGATCCTACCATAAACATGCCAAGTAATAAGTATATCATATTTCATTCTCCTGTGATTATATTATAAATTTCTTTCCAGTTTTGAGCACGAACGTGTTTAGTATTAACGTTGTGATCATGGGCCATTACGATTGAATTCAATCCTAACTTCTTTCCGATATCTGCATTTTGCAATTTATCTTCCACCCAATAACAACCGGAGTCTTTCCATTTCTCCAGTACTTTATCTTTATCAGCTCCGGCATCTAGAATAGTAATTCCATGGAAGATGCCTTTGCCAAATAATGTTTCGAGATTATACTTACGAAATTCTCGAGCTGATTTATCACTTGTCTGAGATGTAATTACATGTAACTTGTAACCGTGATCTGAGTGTAGTTTCCGAACGTATTTAACTGCATCACGTAGAGGACCAATATTGGTCATGTGTATTGAAGAGTTATATGCCCCGACATATCGGCGGCCTTCCGTCGAACTCATTCCCATAGCCTTGCCTACATTATAGACAGACTTCAATACTTTCTCGATGCCATGTTCCTCCTTCATCCAGTTGTAAAAGTATGGTTCCCAGTCTAAGAGAACTCCGTCGCAGTCGACTAAAATTATATTTTGTTTCATAAAAAGTTATAGATTCCTATTAAATTAATTATTCCATAAACAGCATTCATAATAAGTAATTGCTGGTTATTTGTACTGATGGCAAAATGCCCCCAGATTATTACTGATAGAAGAAATAGCGAATAAGCTAATAACATCATATCAATGTTAAGGGCAATAAGTAATGCCCCTGATATACCAAATATAGTGCCGATTGAAGTTAACAATGTAGATCCTTTTTTTATTTTGTATATGCATATTATATCATAAAGTCAGGCATTTGTAAAGGGTAATCTGACATTTATTTTTCTTTTATTTTGTACTCGATACAGTTAACTGTTAATTCAATGGTTGGCCAGATAGGACACCCCCCTTTAAAAGCATTAGCACATGATTCACAAAGATCTTTTTTCACATCAACAAACTTTAACATAAACATTTTTCATTCTCCTATTCATAACGATATCTCAGTAAAGGTATTACACATCTCAATAAGTGTATCACGTTCTTTGGAACCAATTTCATGGTCCAGTACAGCACTTTCTAATGCATCAACTAAAGCATTATACTCTGTTATTCTATCAATCTTAATTAAGATTGGTGAAAAAAACTCTCTAGTTACTTCCATCGGTCCACCTATTTTCATACTTGCTCCTTATATTCTCCAATAGTTTTGATTAACTCTTTATCCCAATTATCTCTATGTTCAATGAAGACTTGTGGGTCATCATTATCAACTGAGATAATTGTTACTAGTTGGGTAATTGGTATACCAGTTCTTTCTTCCCATGCAATTGCATAGAATGTTTCTTGCATAAAATAACTAGTAACCCATTCGTATTTCTTTTTCCTTTTTGATGTTTTATAATCGATGATACTTAGTACACCGTCGAATTCTCCTACACAGTCTACCCTACCAGCTACCCCTAGGTGATCTGAATACAATGGGAGTTCTTGTCCGTATACTGTTCCTAGACGGTCGTCTAGTATATCCTTGATAGGAATAAAGTCGCCGATGATATTCGGCATCATACCTCTACTATAATTTTCCTCGTTGTTAACATACCTCTCACATACCTCATGAACTGCTGTGCCTCTAGTCGACGCACGGTATGATATCTTATTAGCTTCTTCTTCCCCAACTCTTTTTCTCCATGCATCTATTGATTTTTTAGATCTGATAGACAGGACTGTTGTTATTGAAGGGTATTCATTATTCTCTGGGGTGGTATACTTACGGCCAGAGGGCTTTGTTATACATCCTAAATCTGCATAACCTAAGTTTATTTTTTTATGTTTAAACATATGACTATTATACCATAGTTTCAGTCAAAAGTAAAGGGTTATTTTGAAGTCATATCCCAATTAGGATTTAATAATGGTTTTCCTAAATATTTCTCAGATTCTTTTATCAGATCCATATTTTTTTTATGCCATGACATAACTCTTTCACGGAATTCATTTCGATCTACCTTATATAAATCTGAGACTGCATATGTATACAATGCTTCATGCAAGCAAATATAACTATTAGCTTCTTGCAATTTCCTGTAATGACCTGTGTCAACTGCATTATGTAATTCTAATGCTTCCTCACCTCTAATGGTTTTATTCCAGAAGTGATCTAAGGTATTAAATTCAATTGGATCAACAGACAAAACTGAGTTAAGCATTTCTTCATGACTATATTTACTTCTATCACCAAATCTAAACATTTTATCAGGGCTCGTCATTCCAATAATACTATGAGCATTAATATCTACTCCTGAATCTTTTAATTTTTTAAGTCTTGCAAAGAACGTCTCATCATCAATCATTGGAGAAAAGAATTTCTTTAATATATTAAACTGTTTTTCTATTCCCTTGATATCAACATGCTTATACTTATATGCAAATATTTTTATATTGGTTAGCTGTCTAATATATACTCTCCATTTAGTAGACTTGCCCCAAATATTTATTTTCCTAGAATGATTAAATAGATTTTCTCCTCCCATGAATAGTCCGTGGGTTCTGAATAGAAGTCGGGGATATTCTTTTAAGGCGAATTCTAGTTGGATCCCTAGTCTTGATATATGTTCTTGACTATATTTTTTTACTATCCATCTATCAATCTCTTCCCATGTATTAAAGGCTGCATTGTTTGCCATTGTATACATACCCAATTGTAATATTAAGTTTTCCAAAATAGTATCTGGGAATGCCCATCGGTTAGTATCATTCCATCTTTTAAGTCCATCGTCTTTTAAGTCCTGGTACTCGTTGCTCATCTCACAGATTATAGTAGCCATATATTCGCCAGCAGCCCCAGCTTCATTCGATATTATATCTATCCTATCCTTATTCTCCCTAAGGAGATTGACTACTTTACTCTCCATACCTGTCTACACTCCTCGTCTATAAAATGAACACCAATCTCTTCTTGTAAATCCTGAATCAATTCAATATTTTTATTATGCCACTTAAGTATAGCCTCTGTATAAGCATCCGGGTCAATGTTAAATATAGTAGCTGCTGCATCGCCAAATAAAAATTCATTTAATCCTATAAACTTTCTATGGGCTTCCCCTCTAACTGATGCTACTATCGGTTTACATCTCTCCCATTTTTTAATACTTTCTGATCTAAATTGTAATTCTTGGGTAACCTTTCCAACCGGGGTTCTATTCCATAAATAATCCTTACTATTAAATGTAACTGGATTTACCGATAGCACTTTCTTTAATGATCTATCATAGCTCATTTTATAGCCTAAGGCTAATGGATCTATTAAACCTATAATACTATGACTGTAGATTACAGAACACCCCTCTAATAGACAATCAACTCTTTCTTTATAATCCAACTTTGGGATAATATTATCTTCCCCATAAACTCTCTTAGCTAAACCCCAGCTAGGCCAAACAAAGTTATTTAATAAAATAGTGCTTTCCTTTGTCTTTGGTACTACTTCAAACGGAACCAAATTTATTTTAATCATGACCAACAACTTAATATACTTATACCATATATGTGATTCTGGTATTATTGTAATATTTCTTATTAAAGTCAGTGGGAAAATATTTGCAAATCCAATAAAATGACCATGACTTCTAATTAGCATTCTTTTATGTAAATCAAAATGGGTCGTGACATCCCTAATGAGATCATTCTGTTGATCTTCATTATACATCTCTAAAAATAAATCGGACAGTTTTTCTACAGTATCAAATTGAATTCCAGAATTATATAGCCAATTGTGTTTAGCTTTCTTAGATACTGATAGAAAGAATCCTTTGAACGGATCATATTTCCCGGAGGTATATCTCCACCTATTGACAGTAATACTATTACTATCTTGGAATTGTCCTTCCATTGCTACTGATGGATAATCGTCAGATAGGTTTGATATAACACACATCAGGTATTCGCCGCCGCACCCGCCCATGTAATGGACAAAATCCATTCTATCTCTGAAGGTGTATATTAGGCCTTCGAACTTTTGTTTATTTGTTAGCATCTTTAAATTTGCTTTCACAAATTAAGAAGTCTTTTACTAATCCTGATCTGACAATATCTTCTACACCAAAGTTAACTACTTCAAAATGATTTGGCATCATGTCCATAATCATTAAGAAATCTTTAAGGCCATTCTTCTCTTTATCTTGTTTGAAATCAGATTGATGGAAGTCGCCTGAGAATATGATCTTACAGTGTTTGCCAACCCTAGTAATAATAGAACATAGTTCATGGTAGTTTAGGTTCTGCATTTCATCAACTACTATAATAGCATTGTTATATGTTATACCGCGTATGAATGAAGTGCTCTCGAAGTGTAATAAATTATTAGACATTAAGTTATCCCATGCGGTTAAGCAATTAAATAACTCCTGGAATATCGATCGATATGGTCCAGTATAAGCATCTTTCTTTTCTTGCTCATCACCGGGCAAGAATCCGATATCCCTTGTTGGTACAATTGATCTAACGATAATCATATCTAAGTACGGAGTAGATTTGTCAAGTACAGCTTCTAATCCCAATGATAAAGCCAAGTATGTTTTTCCTGTTCCGGCGAATCCTGATAGTATCAAATTTTTATGATCAAATGATTCTATAGCTCGTCGCTGATTTGAATTTCTCGGCTCAAGGTTTGGCAAATCTTCTAGTCTTACTTTCTTTTGTTTTCTATTCAAGTTTTGATTGACTCCCACCAGTTTTGTGAATCCCCTTCATTCTTCGCTTAAAGCCCTCATCTGTCTTAGACCATACATCGCCTACAGAAGATATTAATGTCGGGGTTGTTTTAAAATAAGCTCTACAGTTGTTTTCTTTCATGTAGGCTTCCTTGTCATCATACGGCATTGTTGCAGTCCAGATTTTACCTGTCTCGGTATTTAAAAAATCGTATGTTGGCATTAGTTAAATATCCTACGACCCCAGATCTCTTCTGCTAACCTAAGGGTAAGGCCATTGACTTTAAGTTTCTTGTCCTTGGCCTTCATTAATATATTAGCATCTCTGGGATCCATTGATTCTAGGATAGAAATAAATTTATAGTCTGCCCGCTCTTGAGGCATTGCACCTTTCCTGACTAATGGAACAAGGTTTCTAGTTTCGTTTTTAAGAGTTGTGTACCAGCATCCAGAATGAGGAGCAGGTGTCCATTCTAAATCATCAGATACATAGATTATAAGATCGGGATCAAAATTAATTCTCATCACACTTCTTAAAGCTACTGTGTCATTATCCATTAAGACCTTAGCTTTACCGGCCCTTGACTTTTGTTTATCTACTGCGGCTAAGACTTCCCATATTTCCATTAGAATTCCCCCGCACATTCAATTAACATTTTCATATCGTTCTCTATCAAATAAGTTAATACATTTCCTTTATTAGGGTATTTATAATTTTCAAATTGTCTAATCGATTCTTCTTTTAAATCTTCCGGTGTTCTGTCTAGATGTATCATGGTTGTATTCCTAACAAAGTTTTTGAATATAGTATTATCTAGGCCCATTTTATCTTGGTGCATATTCTCTTTTATCTCAGCCATTCTCTTCTTCGTCATAGGCTTTTGTCTAATACTATCAGTGAATGAATTATCAGGTGAAAGAATATTTGGCACTCCATCTCCGGAGTCGCCCTTAAGAATGTGTTCAAAGATATATTGAGTTGGATCGTCTTCCTTAACCCACTTGTTAAATAGAGGGGACCATTGAATAACATCTCCGTGTCTATGCAACTGGATAAAATCTTTATCTGCTGATACGATAGCAACCTTCTCCCCTAGCAATGGTCTAGTTCCAAATACAGTCAGTGCCCCTATGATATCATCTGCCTCAGCACGATTAACTTCAATCACTGGATATGGAAAGTTGTTCCGGATATCTTCTTTGGTGATATCAATTAGTCTAAATATTTCTGTCCAATCAAATTTATCAGTATCTCTAGTCTTCTTTCTTCTAGCTTTATATTCTGGATATACTTCCTTTCTCCAGTTGTTATATGAGTCACAACAAATAACTAATCTCCCGTATTCTTCTTTGGGAAACTTATTTCTATAGATCCTAATATTATTTAGAATAACATGTTTAATAAGGCCATCAGATAAAGTAACTCCCCTGCCTAACTGTCCCATTACAGAACCAATACCTATACCATTAAAATCAATCAATACCATCATCTATCTCCACGTCTTGCAATCCTCGATATCCTAGCTTGATAGCGATTATGCCATTATAATTATCTTCACGTAAGAGGACCTGTTCCTTGAATTGGAAATGGGCCTCCATGTAATTTGTTTCACCCCTTGACTTACACAAGTGTATGATTTCTCTTTTAAAGTTTTCCTTGCCTAGTAACTCAATATCTTTTTTTAATCTGTCGGAAGAACCCCAGTAGTCTTGCCAATCGGTTTCTACTATTCTGATTCTTTTATTCTTCCTTCCCTTGAGTGGCTTTAATTTCCGCTTAGCTTTAAAGTATTTTCTACCCACGTAATCATGTCCATTCCGTAAGTTAGTAATACGATATACAAAACCATAATACTCACCCACCATTTCGGAAATAAATTCCTCTCCCTCATAAGTCCATTTCACCCGTATCCTTCGCCATCTTCATTGTCTCTCCAGTCATCACATTCACATCCACAGAATGGACAGTATGATATATCCACACCCACCTCTTCCACTGTCACAAATTCTTTATCATTATCGACTAGTACCTTGTACTCTTCTCCGCAATTTCTACAAACCATCTACACCCATGTCCTGGACAGATAAATAATATTCAAGGTCATCACAACCGCCTATATGTTTATTACCCAAAAAGACTTGAGGGTATGTTCTGGCCTCAGGTGCATATACTAGTAGGTCATTTAAAGTCCACCGGTCTTCATCAACCAATCTAGATTCATAAATAATACCAGCATTAGTTAACAACTCTTTTGCTTTATCACAAAACGGACAATACTTAGTTGTCCAAATAATATTCGTACTCATAAACTCAACCCCTTTAACATTTCTAATTCAACATCTTGTTTGACCCCGCCTACTACATAGCTAGTGATCTCTGTTTCCTGAGGAGCTACTTGTACATTACCACCGCCAATCCATTTTTCAGTATATGGTAACGGATTAGCTTGACTAACATGGTACGGTACAGTATATCCCACTGTCTTAATTCTTTTAGCGGCTATCCATTCAATGTACTCTTTTAATAAACCGGCATTCAAGCCAATCATAGAACCACCTTGGAATAGATAATCGCACCAATCTCTTTCTTGTTCGATAGCATTCATGAACATGTTCATTACTTCATCAGTCGTTTCTTTTTTGATCTTAACGTAATCTGAATCTTCTTTAATCAGACTTTTGATAATATGTATAGAAGCCGACAAGTGGGTATTCTCGTCCCTTGCAATTAATTTAATAATCTTAGCATTGCCTTCCATCTTCTTAAGTTCTGCAAAGGCCCATGAACATGCAAATGATACATAGAACCTAATGCCTTCCAGCATAAAGATAGACAGCATACAAAGATATAATCTCTTCTTGTGTTCGTATGAGCCATAGGTTCCTTCAAAGTTAATAAGATCGTCATAGTATTTTGATACATCAACACCGCATTCAACTATCTCGGGGATAGTCGTCATCTCATCGAATACAACAGATGGGTTAGGATAGACATTCCTAATGATATGAGTATAAGATCTAGAATGAATTGTTTCAAAGAATGACCATGTTTCTATTAGCATCTCAACTTCTGGCAATGAGACAATTGGTAATAGGGCAATGTTTGGGGATCTTCCTTGTACAGAATCTAATAAGATCTGTCGCTTAAGATTGGCAGTAAAGATATGTCTCTCTGATTCTGTTAGTTTACTAAAATCTATCTTATCTTTAGTTACATCAATCTCATCAGGTGTCCAAAAGAATGAGATCATTCTTTCAGTTAACTTTTGTATGGCTGGATATTTAACCGAGTCGTATCTAGCAATGTCAACAGGCTCATCAAAGAACATGCTTTTGCTTATATAGTTTTTACTGTTTATTTCAAATACGCTCTTCATAATAATTCCATAATCTTATTAAAAAGGATACTACCGATATTGGGAGGATAGTATCCTTTTTAATAAAAGGGGGGATTAAAATTGATATAGGGAAACCCCCCCGACAAAACCTAGTGGATCATTATTATATTAGTCTTTATTGAAGATTTTATACAATACAAGTGCTGCGATTAAACCAACTAAGCCTTGAGCACCTAGCTGGGCAACAATGCCCGTGATTGTACCGATGATGTCGCCACCAATAAACGGAACTGTACCACCAAAGATTACTTGTAATACGATTGCTAATGCAATCAATGCTACACCTGCTTCAGTTGCGCCTTTCATCCATCCTACTATTTTATCTAACATACTTCTTACCTCTTATTATTAAAAAATAGTTTTACATCTTCTCGGATGTCATCAGCATGCTGATGATTAACTACGGTCCTAAGCGTAGTATGCCACTATTGATAGTAGCGGATTAACTTTATTTATGCTATTTAATAAGCCTATTATATCATAAAAAGGGTCATTTGTAAAGGGTAATCTATTTGTAGTAATTACTGTAACCAGTCATATAGCTGCTATAGTATTTTCCTGAATCAGCATTGCTGTAGTTGTACGGAATAATACTATATCTTCTAGATCTATTACCATAGTAGTTATCATTATCAAACTCATCTACAAAGTTTCTCGCCTCTTTAATAAACCATCTTGGTTCCATGAATGAATAAGGATTAAATCCAAAGAATCCATTACTACCATTATAGTTATTTCCGAAAAATCCTGCGGATGCAGTACCCATTGCGGTAGTCAAAGCTACCGCCATTATTACTTTTTTCATACTATTTCCTCATATTATATTTTGCATGACTCACAATCGTCATCACTTACATCTCCAGCCATATCATTTGTATTGAAATAATATAACTGCTTGCCCCCGTACTTATAAAAGGTAATAAGATCTTTAATCATTACTGACATAGGGATCTTATTGTCCTCATAGTGTTCTGGGTTATATGACGTATTAACAGATATACCTTGATCGATATACTTCTGTAATACTGCCATAATTTTTAAATAACCTTCCGGGCTAGCTTGATCCCATAGAAGGTCATATTTATTCTTTAAGTTATGTATGCCAGGAACAACCTGTGGCATAATACCATCCTTTGATTGTTTGTATGATACTAGTGCTCTAGGAGGTTCAATTCCATTTGTACTATTGGATATCTGTGCAGATGTCTCTGCTGGCATAAGAGCCATTAATGTGGAGTTACGAATTCCATTTTCCTTAAGACATTCCCTTAGCTTATCCCACTCCATTCTTTCTACTGGCTTAATTAACTCATCAACTTCTTTCTTGTAGGTATCAATCGGTAGAATGCCTTCACCATACTTTGTTTCATAGCATAGAGGAGCCGCTCCCTTTTCCTTTGCCAATTGAGCAGAGGCTTTAATTAAATAGTAACTCCATGCCTCTGCATATTCATCTACGGTTTCCAGTGCATCTTCATTATATTTTAAACCTCGCTTGGCTAGGAAGTAGGCAAAGTTAATAATGCCCACTCCTAATGGTCTACGATTATAGGTAGATTCCTTAGCGGCTAACACCGGATACCCTTGATAATCTAGTAATGCATCTAATGCTCTTACTGTTAAATCACAATACTTTTTAAATTCTTTAGGCTCACTTATCATACCCCAATTAATAGCAGCTAGGGTACATAATGAAATTTCTCCATTTTCATTATCATCATATGACGTTAGCCCCTTAGAAGGCAAGTCAATCTCTTGGCATAAGTTTGATTGATGGATAGGAGCTTCCTTCTCTACAAATGCTCCGTGAGTATTTGCATGATCAATGTTCTGAAGATATATTCTTCCGGTCTCTTTACGTTCAGTCAAGAACTGGGAGAATACTTCTAGAGCAGGAAGTGTCTTCTTTCTAATTTTTCTAACCTTTTCGTACTTCTCATATAACCTCTTGAACTCTTCTTGGTTCTCAGAGAATGCTTCATATAATCCAGGCACTTCGTCCGGCGAGAAGAATGTAATATTACCACCGGTTAATAGTCTTTCATACATTAACTTATTAAATTGGAAACAATAATCTAATTCACGGACTCTAGTTTCTTCAGTGCCCTTATTGTTCTTTAATACGACTAAGTCCTCAAACTCATAGTGCCATATAGGAAAGTGCACAGTTGCCGCACCCCCTCTAACTCCTCCCTGACTACACGATTTTACTGCTGCTTTAAAGTATTTTAGGAACGGTATTACTCCCGTATGTGCGATAGAACCGTCTCCGATATTTGACCCCACTGCACGGATCTTTCCGGCGTTAATTCCTAAGCCTGCTTTTTTACTGATGTATGATACAATGGTACTTGCTGCTGCATTAATAGAATCTAATGAGTCATCTGCTTCTAGGACAACGCAAGAACTGAATTGTCTTGTCGGAGTTCTGACTCCGGCCATGATAGGGGTTGGTAATGAAATATAGAATTGCGAGATAGCATTATAGAATGACTTAACATAATACATTCTACGGCCATTGTAATTAGAAAATAATGTTAAGGCAATCATTGCATATAGCATCTGAGGAGTTTCGTATATATTACCATTGGTCCTATTCTGTACTAGGTACTTGCCACGGAATTGCTCCATGCCAACGTAAGTAAAGTCATCATCTCTCTCATGCTTAATAACATTCTCTGTGATATATCTAAACTCTTCTTCGGTGTATTTATTAAGTATATCTCCATCGTATACTCCTAGCCCAATATTCTTTTTGATTAAATCGTAAATTGAGATAGGTTCGTACTGGCCATATACTTGCTTACGTAGTTTATAGTTAACAAGTCTTGCTGCTACGAATTGATAGTTTGGAGTATGTTCTGTAATTAAATCAGCGGCTGACCTAATCAGTAGTTCATGAATATGCTGGGTATCCATTGAATCATATAATTGTACATTAGCTTTCAGCTCAATCTCTGAGACTGATACGCTACTTATATCTTTACATGCCCAATCTAATACTCTGTGGATTTTTGATAATCTAAAGCCTTCTTTAGAACCATTTCTTTTTGTTACTAATATTTCAGTCATCGTCAATAATTGTAATTAATATAAGACTATTATATCATAGTTTACAGTAAATGTAAAGGGTATTATAGAATATTTTCTTGAGTAATATAGATATTTTCTTGTGTTTTATATATAGGGAAGCCAGCAAAATTACCAGCTGGTTCTATATCTTCTATTGTTATGATAGAACCCTTGGGACCATCATATACATTTTCATTTAGAATATACTCACCGGGATTAAAGTGTAAGCTGATATTGAGTTTGCATTCGGACCCTTCCATAATATTTAAGTCTACATCATAACCCATTTCATCTAAGGCACTTAGTATATCATCTTCTGACATACCGGTCTCTTCCCTTAATAAAAACAATGCAGCTGCATATGAAGAAATTTTTGATTTGCCAAATGGCACTTTTTCTAGAATTCTTTTGATATTGAATACCAATCTATAGAATGTTGAGTAAGAATCTTTCTGTTCGGAAGTTTTAAACTTATTTACTTTAATAAGTAGTTTACCCTTGTCGTCGATTACTCCTTCTCTGAATGCATCGCTTTCTTTCCAGGGGGTAGTTAAGATTTTAATAAATCTAAATGTGTAATATAAATCTACTGCTCTTGACATTATAAGTTCCTTAATACATTTATTATTGTCGAGTCCATTGGTATCTCAACGTGTTTGTCATCAGGCAAATAATTTAGATAAATCAGGAAGGGCTTTATCATAGATTTAAAGCTGCATTCTGTATTGATCATCAGCATCTCTGCTGTTGCCTCTGGACCAAAAACATTTCCAAGGACAATAATATGATTTAAAATTAATCTCTCTTTAAGATCATCATCCCTATAGTATCTATTAATTAACCTATTAATATATTTAAACCTACATAGGTCAGATTTAAATTCCTCAGTTGTTGCCCATTTATTTTTCTGATAATGCTTAGAAGCATATAGCTCAAAGTTATCTTTTGTTACAATCATAATAATCCATTATATAATTAAGTATTATGTATCTATATACATGTACCGAAGTTGCCGTGGTCAGGCCCACTAGAAGTAGTATAACTAATTCCTCCCATCTGATTATATCCTTCTAACATACCGACAGTCAAAGCCTGATACCATGCTTGATCATCTGAGTAGACTAGTTCACTCTGAAGGTTATCAAAGGCTGCCTTATCTACAGCAGCACATCTTTCAGTCCACCAATCTATCTTTCTGCCATGCAATTGCTGAGCCATGTTAGCTAACATAATGAAAGGATGACCTGCGCCCATTGTATTAGTATAGTTATCAGTTGCAGCCATCACTGGATCTAGTGTATAGAACCATTGTACTCTTAATGCATCAGTAACAGGATTGACCGCTAGCCAATCAGTTATTTCTTTAGCAACATCGTTTCTGAAACCAAAGAACCCATTCCATAAAGATAATTTCTTACCAAAATAATAGAATTGATCAAAGCCAGATAGGCCAAGTGAGGTCGGTCCTGCTACGGTACCAGACCCATCAGGAACTGTAGTTCTCCAATAGGCGAATTCAGTATACCAACAAGATCCAGGATCGTCGAATAGATCTCCTAAATCATATTTCCATGTATCTAAGACACAGGTTTTATTCTGTATTCTAGAAGCTCTTCCGGATTTATCTGAGCCACTGACTGCAGCATATCCTAATGCCATGCCATCCATAGTAGCTTGATCTGGTGTTATTGCCATATATTACCCCTTTAGTTTATCTTTGATCTGACCCCATAAGGTTTTCTTATTATGACGACGGTCTAATTCTATACCTACTTTCCGGCCCGCAGCCTCCATCTCTATTTTACTAGAGTCTGCGGTTACTTCTTTTTTACTTTTTTCTTTTTTACTGGTTTAGGTTTACCATTAAATGCATCACAAGCATCTTTATCAAATCGTCCAGCCACCAAACATTCTCCGGTGCCAGAAAATACTCCAGTGCTTTTCATAGTCGCGTCCTTTAACCAGCCTACTTTACTTAAAGCCATATATTACTCCTTATTTAAACATATATCAGATAACCAGAAATTCTTTAATTCTTTCTCATCATCCAGTTTTACTTCTACGTAATTGCTACATAATTTATTTATAATCCCTGTCTGACAGGTTTCAACTACAACTACATTGTCATTTATATTAAATAGATCACCAGCTACATACTTCTCTCTAATGTAAGATGCTCTCTTTAATTTAATATCTCTGCGGAATGAATGACTTTCTTTAAGTCCCATTCCAGATCTAACGGCATTCATAAGGCCCTTAGCATCTCTAAATCCTTTTGGCATTCCTTTCGTGAAGGTAACTAGGTCATTATCTTTAGCAGCTGCTCTTAACTTAGAAGCTGACATACCAGATATATCATCGGCATCAGGATCTCTTTCCCCCGCCGATACTACCTTGACACCGCCTTCAAAATCATAGAAGCCGTGTCTAGCCTTCTTGCCATTATAGTTATTTAATACTTTATCGAATTCATTTACACGATCAGAACCAACAACAATAGTACATTTTTTATAACCATCTTTATATGCAATAACTAATGCATCAAAGAAATTTCTCACGCTCTTATCTAAGATAATAGATCTGGCATGTTTGGGAAACATCTTACGCATGAACTTAACTTTATCTTTAAATGATAATGGGTTCTTCTTAGGATCAGAGGACTGTGATGCGTATACTCTATATGTAGCACCCTTGGCAACAGATGCAACTTTATCTAATAGCTTTTCATGCCCATTAGTTGGGGGATTAAACCTGCCAAATGTCACAACGACTTGCTCGCTAGCGGCTTCCTTTAAATAATGTTCCTTAAATCCTCTTATCATCCTCTTGTATCAGACTCCCAACCCTTAATAATATTCTTACTAAAATTATTAAAACTAAATTCCATACGGTCTACGATCTTAACTGCACCGTTGGTGAGGTGATCTATAGCAACAAATCCTTCTGCGCCTGTTACCTTGTACCCATCTTTAGTCTTTACAAAGGTATTTATACTATCTAATTTATTAAGATGTTTAAGTAATTCTCTCTTGGCATCTACTAATTCATTCTGCATATCAAACATCATAACAAGATTCTTTGTATTCTCTTTATTAAACCAGTCCAGTGCTTCAATCTTCTTGGCATTCTTTCTAGCCTTACCTTTATCGGACTTAAGCTTATCTATTTCTTTATCATATCTATCATGAATCCATTTAACTAATTCTTGCGAGTGTTTGGTCGTGTTAGAAATTTCTCTCTGTCCTCGAACCTTCGTATTTCTAAATGTATTAATGTAAAGATTAATCTCTTTATTGGTTGAAACATCTTTAAGAATAGATGATTTAATTTTGCTAAATATTTTACCAGCGGTTGATAGATGTTTTGTAATTGCATCCGTATCCTTTTTAGTTAGAGTGGCCATTGGCACTTCAGGTAGATCAGCACTCTTTTGCCATACTGTCGGCACCTTCTTAAATTCAGAGACCTTAACTCCGAATGATGCACTCATCTTCTCAAATGAACTTCCAGTATATTTAGTGTGCCAGACAACACCGATCTTCGCTCTGACTATTTCTTTGGCTGCTTCTATAGGCACTGCATATACAATTGTATTAGGATGGAACGTAACATATTTTGTACCATCGATAGTAACTGTCTTGAGGTCATCTTTAGTAAACATGATGTCCCCTTGGTACACGCCTTTCTTTATACCTATCTTACTTAATTCAGTGAAAGCAACTCGGAGCTTACTAGCCAGATCGCCGCTAGTATCTGCATCGATATCCCCCAAAGACTTATATACTTTAGGGCTTTTATTAAAGATTCCTTTTTTTGCAATGAAAAACTCCCCGTCACTTGGATCGATGCCTGCGAATACTGCCGGAGCTCCATCCCATTTGACTGTTACTGCTTTGGTATCATTAGTATGACCAGCTAGCATATCTCTTAAATCTCGCAAAGCATTTATAGCTGAGCGTGTGCCACTTACTCCCCCATCAATAACCATATCCTCAATATGAGTCATATGCGTATTCTTTGCTTCCTCGAGATATTTTTTAAATCTATCCATTATGCTTTCTGCAATGTGTTAACTTCTTTGTCTATTTTGCTTTTCACTTTACTGTCTTTCTTGGCCTTCTTAATAAAGTCTTGTGTCATCCTCTTCATCATTCCCGGATTTTCTTTTGACATACCAACTAATACTAATTTTAAATCAGCTGCTAGTTTTTTATCTTTAGATGCTCTAACAAATAAATCAGCTACATCTTTATCATTTCTTAATTCTTTACCTATCTTATCATACTTAATTGTTTGATAAACCCATTTTAAAAACTTAGGGGCGTATTTAATTAATACATAAGCACCAGCAAATCCTGCTAGCACCGGCCACATTTCCCCCCAAGCTACCAAGGCAACATCTTTGATTAGATCCCATACAACACCAGCAGCATCAGATTTTGCAATTGCTTGAACTGCTATAGGATCTGTTGCATTATCAATTACCCAAGGTATGAATGCCGCTCCTATAATTGGTATCAATGGGAATAATTCATCCAATTGCTCTTGTTCTATTAAGTGTTGTTTAAATGTATTCATTTTAATCGTGTCTCGTTTTTCTATTTAAAATAGCTTTTAATTCTTTTAATTTAATATGAGTAAAGTCTGAAACTAATCTTAAGACTTTAGCTTCACTATAATCTGGGTACTTCCGTTGGATACTATGTTTTAATTTAATAGCTGCTTTATATTTATCTTTATGCAACAATCTATTGATCATATGATATACTTTCTTAGGCAACAGATGCTTAAATGTTATAGCATCGCCTGAACCAGTATGGCTCTCTGTTAGATGTTCCCTAAATGATTTCATTTTTTTCCTATTTGTGTTTAAAGTCGCACATCATTCTAGATGGATAACCATCCTTACCTTGGGTATCTCTTATATTTATTTTAAATACGTAATGAGCAGATTCAAATTCAACATCAATACGTTTGCCTTTACCTGTCTTACCGCCATAATAAACAGTAGGGGGTTTAGTTATTTTAGCAGCCGATTTCATACCAGCCTTATCCATTTTATTAGATATAATTCTTTTACCTAGCTTGTGTATTACATGATAGCCGAATCCGATTCCGGATTCTAATAAATTGGATAAAGCTTTCTTATCATACTTCGGTCTAGTATCTACAATACCTTTATCTAAGTTGCCATTAAATATATCATTAAACTTATCTTCATTAATACCGAACATACTTAATAATGCTTTACCATCTCTACTAGTAATGTTATTATTTTCAATGTCTTTCTTAGTTAATATTTTCTTTAAACCTACGTTAAAGAATGTAGTTGTTCCACCTAACTTTAAGCTTAAATAGATAGGACCTTGATCTAAGGTTAATGTGATATCCGTGACTGATGATCCGATGTCATAGCCAGAACCTTTAGTATTAGTAAGAGTTATATTTCTGCCACTAAATTGAAGAGGTCTTCTTGTATTTTCACCACCAACAACATTAACCTTAAATACTTTAGAAGAAGTTAAATCATAATGCTTATCTAGATCTTTAATAGAATTTAGTATACTACTATCACTTAATTCTGTACCAGCCCACCAATCATTTAATGCAGTGGCATAAACCCCTTCAAATGCATTGCCTCTATTATTAGCTCCTCTATTACCGGAGGAACCATTGCCGTATTTAATTTTAATTCTAGATAGGTCAGCTCCTGATTTGATACTGGATATATCCTCTATACCTTGGAACTGTCTGCTTATGTTAACATTAGATTTCTTCTTGTCATCAATGTTAATTGGATTTTTAATCTTGGGATGTTTCTTTAATAGATAATTTAATAAAGAAATTACTTCTGCTTTATTCTCTTCAGGCCAATCTAAACTGCTAATGGACTTTTCATTAGTAGGAAATATTGTATAAGCTTCGGCTATGAATAGCTTAAATGGTTTCATTGTGAATCCATCCAGTTCTGAACTGCTGGATTCTTAGGCAATTGCTTAGCCCACATCATGATTTTTTTATATACCTTAGATGATTGAGTACTAGATACTTCGGGGTTAGTGGCATCAATGACAAACAGTCTAGGTCCAAATATACTTTTAAATGTCTTTAAGTTAGATTGAACTTCCTTCCACATCTTAGTTACAGCTGCAGGTTTAAGACTTCTTCCTCTTTTTTCGTTTCTTTCTAATGCGGTTTCAAGATCGGTGTTAACAAATATCATTGCAGTTTCATAACCTAATACCTCTAAGTCTTTAACTTTCTTACTAACCTTATCGGAGTCTTTACCAGTACCGTCAATAACCATACCAAGTCTGCCTT